ATAGGTGAGGACTTTTTTCTGGTTATTAGGAATTAACTGTTCATATATATTAACTAATTCTTCTGACGAGTCAACTTTTTTGGGTGAAGAAGTGGTACTTGATTCCCAACCCATTAAATAAGCAGGTGATACACCGAGAGCAGCAGATAACTTTGCAATTTTATCTCGACGCATGTTTGCGATAATACCGTTTTCCCATTTCCTTACAGTACTTTTACCAACGCCAACCTTGTTTCCTAATTCTTCTAAAGTCATATGATTTTCAGAACGTAATCGTTTAATTCTGTCTCCCATTTCTTCCATTTCTTTATATCACCTCCGATAATGGGATTATATCACTAATGTGTCTTTTACGCAACATATAAATATAAAATAAAACAAAAAGTGTCTTTAAATACACAAAAAGTATTGACAAGAATAGCAGACTGTGATAAGTTGTTAGTGTCCTAAAAGACACTGAAAGGAGGGAAGGAAATTGGATAAATACAAACTTGAATATGAAATGAAGAGAAGAAAAGTGTCTCAGGAACAATTGTGTAAAGAGATTGGTATGAGTAGATCCGCGTTTTATAGAAAATGCAATGAGATATCTGAATTTACACAGGGTGAAATTCAAGCTATAGTTGACTATCTGGGTCTTGACTCTCCGATGGGAATTTTTTTTAAAGAAAAAGTGTCTTAAAAGACACAAAGCGATTCAATACCAGAAAGGAGTGAGATGAAATGATGAGTGAAAAAACAATGGTACCTAAGTTAATGATTGCAGCAGTTGGACGTTCAACTTATGTATTTCTGGAAGGGAAATGTATTAGCGAAGGAGTTGAAGATCTGAAATATTCAGCGAGGGACGAAAAAGGAAACCTTTGTCCAACCTTAGATCTGAAGATTGATGTTAAAAATTTTTCTTTTGAATCAGGAATGAGTATTGAAGAATTTATGAAAAAAAGTACAGAATTTCAGGAAATGTTCCAGCAGTCCGATCAGGAAAAGAAGGAACTGCTGGAACCAAGGGAAGAGGTTTAATCTTCTTCTTTCAGGACATCAAGGTTAATGGTTATAGTGCCGAGGATATTCTGAAAATCATCTTTCCAGGACACATATCCTTTAGCCATCAATTCTTCGAGCGCAGCTGAGTGATTAGGAACGCTCATGTATTCAATAAAATCGAAAGAATTGTTGCCGGTTGTTTTATACAATTCGGCAAGATGTTTCATGAAAGCCATAGCATCTGGACTTAACATACGTATTCTCCTTTCATATGTACTTGGGTATGCCAGTACCCTGTATTTATAGGATAGAAGCAATGAAGAGGAGAGTCAATAAAACTCATTCGACAATCTAATTAAAACTTTATAAACAAAACGAAAGGAGTGAGAGAAATGGCAATACGTTACACCACGGAAGCCAAGAAATATATTCTGCTCAAAGGAAATATCGCAAAGCGGATGGAAGCCGAGCGCGTTTCCGATGAGCAGATGGCGGCCGCAACAGGTATGAAAGTCAGAACATACAAAGAAAAGAAAAATTATCCTGAGAAATTCACATATCCGGAACTCCGAAAGGTATTCATCAGATTGAAGTTTCCAGAGGATGAGATTTTGGAGGCATTGACATGAAGAACTTTATTGATTCCGCTCTGATCGGAAGTTTAGCTACATACTTGCCGTTCTGGATCATCGACAGCACCGTTCAGAGAATCGTTTTGGCAATAGGATTATCCATTATGGTTTATGCCGGCAAGCTGTGGCTGATGGAACAGGCAGAAAAGTAATAATAGAAAAGGATCCTCAGAGCAGCAACTCATAAGGATCCAAAAAGTAATAGTTTATCACCCTCTTATTGTATGAGGGTGGAAAGAAAAAGTCAATAAAGATAAGGAGAAAATTATGTTCGAGAAAGAAATCGAAGAACTGTTCAAGCTGAGCATGCGAGTTGCAAATGAGACCCCTGCTTTTGTTGAGTTCGATGTACTGTCTCATGTTCACATTTGTCATATCAATATCATGGATGCAGGATGGGATTGTAAAGCAGAATATGATGGAAATTATTGCATTTACTTTGATGGCAAATGTCCAGAAGATTCTAAGAAAGACTATGAAGTTGCAAAAGCACATTTGCTGAGACTTCTTGCTAATGGCAAGTGCCCACTAAATCTTGAGGAGGAATGAATAAATGAAATTAAACAAACTGGTGTCTACATTAAATATGGAACATAGCACATGGTTGAAATACCGACGTAAGGGAGTCGGTGGCTCCGATGCAGGAAGCATTTGTGGGCTGAATCCTTATTCCACAGCTATCGCAGTATTCCAGGATAAAGTGCAGCAGTTGCCTGAGAAAGAGGATAACGAATCCATGAGACAGGGGCGCGATCTGGAAGAATATGTAGCCCGCCGTTTTATGGAAGAGACAGGAAAAAAGGTCCGTAGGGCAAATGCAATCTTTTACAAAGAAGAACAGCCATTTATGCTTGCAAATGTTGACCGTTTGATTGTTGGTGAGAATGCCGGACTGGAATGCAAGACGGCTTCTGCATATTCTGCAGATAAATGGAAAGACGGACACATTCCAGAATCTTACGAGATCCAGTGCCATCATTATATGGCTGTGACCGGGGCAGATGCCTGGTATATCGCTTGTGTGATTCTTGGAAAAGAATTTATCTGGCACAAGATCGAGCGTGATGAGGGGATCATTCGGATGCTGATCAGTATAGAATCTGATTTCTGGAACAACAATGTGCTTGCAAATAAGATGCCAGCACCGGATGGGAGTAAAGCTGCTGAAGAATTGCTTTCGAAATATTACAAAGGTTCTGATCCGGACAAGATGATCCCATTGGTTGGATTTGACGAGAAATTAAAGAGAAGAGTAGAAATTATTGCTCTTCAGGAGAAACTGGAAAAAGAGAAGAAGCAGATTGAGCAGGAAGTCAAGGTTTATATGGAAGATGCTGAGAAAGCAGATTCTGACAGTTATTCGGTTACATGGAAGTCGGTGACTTCGAGCCGTGTAAATACAAAGAAACTGCAGTCAGTCTATCCAGAAGTTTACAAAGAGTGTCTGACAGCTTCTCAGAGCAGAAGATTTACAGTAAAAGAAATTGCATAGGAGGATGAATAAAATGGGAGTAAAAGATGCATTAGCAGAGAAAGCAGAGAGCAAGGGTTCTATAAAGTTAACAAAATCTATGAGTATCGCAGACATGATTAAGGCCATGGAGCCTGAGATTAAGAAGGCATTACCGCAGGTGATCACACCGGAACGTTTTAGCAGAATGGCATTGTCAGCACTGAATACCACACCGAAACTTGCTGAGTGTAGTCAGATGTCGTTCCTCGGAGCATTGATGAATGCGGCGCAGCTTGGTTTGGAGCCGAATACCCCTCTGGGACAGGCATATCTGATCCCTTATCGAAACAAAGGAAAACTGGAATGCCAGTTCCAGATCGGTTATAAAGGTCTGATTGATATGGTCTATCGAAACGACAATATCCAGACAGTGCAGGCGCAGTGTGTGTACGAGAATGATGTATTTGAGTATGAACTGGGTTTAGAACCGAAATTGGTACATAAACCGGCATTAAAGGACCGAGGCGAACTTATTCTTGTGTATGCACTCTGGAAAGCAAGGAACGGTGGATATGGCTTTGAGGTGATGAGTAAAGAAGACATTGACAATCACGCCAGAAAATTCAGCCAGAGTTTTTCCAGCAGCTACAGCCCGTGGAAAACAAATTATGAGGAGATGGCAAAGAAGACCGTCATCAAGAAATGCCTCAAGTATGCTCCGGTCAAATCCGATTTTGTTATGCAGGTATCCAATGATGAGACTGTTAAATCAGAACTCAGTGTAGATATGTCTGAAGTTGTTAATGAACAGGAACCTGTTATTGACGCAGACTATAACGAAGTTACTTCGGATCCAGAGGCATCTGGAGCAGAAGCATAAAACAGTAATGATGCTTTAAAATCCATCAGAAGCATTAGTTATATCACACAATCTTTCTCTCAGGGAGTGGCCTGTTATAACTTCCTGAGAGGGAAAGGAGACACGTGAATAGCAGAAGTAAAGGGGCTGCCGGAGAAAGGGAAGTAGCCGGTATCCTTCGCGGGTATGGTTACAAGGCAAGAAGAGGGCAGCAGTATTGTGGATCCAACGGAGATGCGGATGTAGTTGGTCTTCCTGGAATTCACATTGAAGTGAAGAGAAGAGAAAAACTAAATATATATGAGGCTGTAGATCAGTCGAAGAGGGATCGGAAACCGGACGAACTTCCGGCGGTGTTCCACAGGAAGAACCATTGTGAGTGGCTGGTTACGATGCCGCTTGATGAATGGATGAAGATATACGGGGAATGGGAGGCTGGTTATGGATTACGTGAAAATCAGCAGGAAAATCCTTGATTGGGAATGGTACACGGACATCAATACGAAGGTGCTGTTTCTGCATATCCTGTTAAAGGCAAACTGGAAGCCAGGACGCTTCCAGGGAACAGAAGTGCCGAGAGGATCTCTGGTTACTTCGCAGCAGAATATGGCGGCAGAAACAGGTCTCACAATAAAGAATGTGAGAACTGCACTAAAACATCTGGAAAATACCGGAGAGGTGGCAGTCAGCCGACACCCTAAATTCAGCGTAATTACAGTAAAAAACTACAATCAGTATCAGTCAAGTGGCAGTCAAACGGCAGTCGAGGGGCAGTTAGATGGCAGTCGAGGGGCAACAATAGAAGAAGGGAAGAAGGAAAGAAAGGAAGAATATAATAAATCTCCTAAAGGAGATTATGAGAGTGGAACTCCTGAAAACAGCATCTATGCCACGATTCGTGAATTATACAATTCCGTTTGTGGGTCGTATCCCCGCCTGGTAAAGATGTCTGAAGCAAGGAAGAAAGCTATTAATGCCAGAATAAGAGCAGGCTACACTCGTGAGGACTTCCGGATTTTGTTTGAAAAAGCAGAGGCTTCTGACTTCCTAAAAGGCGCAAACAAGCGCAATTGGCGGGCAACATTCGACTGGCTGATCAGCGATACCAACATGGCTAAGGTCCTTGATGGAAACTATGATGCGAGAAAAGAGGCGGTAAAAGATGAACCAGAACCAACTAACTCAGTCAGATTGTGGTGAATGTCCTGTATGCCACGGGACCGGATGGGAAACGTATTATGCCACCGTGTATGATTACGGTCTTCCAGAAGAAATCCAGTATGCACGGAAGTGCCCGAAGTGCAAAGGCGGTTACAGAGCACAGGATCGTACTGGAGTGCCGAAAGAGTACCACGAGGCAGATCTTGGCAAGTTCGATTTTGATATTTACCAGAGAGACATGAGCAAACTGAGAGACTTGTGCACCACCTTTCTGAACCATTTCCAGAAGTGGGAAATGGCAGGAAAGGGACTGTATCTGTGGAGCAAGACTCCTGGAAGCGGCAAGACTTTCCTGGCCTGCCGCCTGGCAAAGTCCGTGATGATGAAATACGACCTGCAGATGCGTTTCGTGACTGCACCTGACTACATAAGTGCTGTTGGTGACAGCTACAAGCGCGATCGCGGAGAAGAGGATCCCAGTCAGGTATACCGGGATTGCAAACTTCTTGTTCTGGATGATATCGGCGCACAGGCAGACAAGGAATGGCAGCGGCAGGAAATGTTCCGTCTGATCAACAAACGTATGGAAGACGGGAATATTACGATCTACACGTCGAACATGAGCACAGACGGACTGAACGTGGATGCAAGGACCAGAGACCGGATCGTAAAGACCAGTGTAGAGTTACAAATGCCGGAAGAGAGCATCCGGAAGAAAAAGGCCATGGGGGAACAGAGAGAGTTCCTTGCAGGGATAATCGGATAAGAGGAAAAAGATATGAGTAGCAAATTAAAAATAAAGCCGAAGAAGCGGAAACTTCCGCTGACGCAGAACAATCAGGCTGCACAGGCGTTTGGAAGAGCCATGCAGAATGCAAGTAGTCAGCTTAAAGAAATGGAAAAGAAAGCTTATGAGGACGGATTCAATACCGGAGAAGATTGGAGCAATACGATCAACACGGTCACAACCATGATGGCTCTGAGAAAGCTGTATGGCTTCTCTACGAAGCGATTGCTTGATGTGGTAAGAGCTGCCAATGAGTTTGTTGGGATAGCAAATGAGGGCAAAATGAGCGTTCTGAACATGATGTGTGATATCGAACAGAACACAGATGTCAGATTCGATGAAAAGAATAAAAAACTGGTTAAGGAGATGGGAGTTTAATGGGGAATTTGCAGATTGAGTTGTTTAAAACATCCAGGCAAGGAAATGGAATGCTGCATTTGTTGCGAAGAGGCGGAATTTTGTAAAGATAAATGCGATGATATGGACAGTTATGAATACGCAGAAGACTGTCCTGATTATCTGACAGAAAATAAATCAAAGTAAAAGAAAGGAGCCAGCCTCCGGCCGGGGCAAAGGTATACCGGGCTTCTTGGAGAGATGAAGAAAGAATTAACCACAGAAGAGTGGAAACAGAAAAAGAAAGAACAGAGGGCGAGATTTACAGTATTGCAGAATCTGCCGTATGAGATAAAGATAAAACGACAACGGCAAAGAGCACAGCAATTTTACGAGGAACTTCTGAGCCGAGATATGAACTGTCATGTTAGTGTTGGCGGTTTAGACAGCATTACCCTATATATTTGGCTTTTGAGCATAGGAATCGAGGCTCCAGCCATATCGGTAACGCATGTAGAAGATGTCAGTATTCAAAGAGTACATAAAGCTCTGGGAATTGAGATTGTTCGATCATACAAAAGCAAAGTTCAAGTTTTGAATGAAGTAGGATTTCCGGTTATAAGCAAGAAAATAGCCGGCAGAATCAACCTTCTTCTGAACCCTACACCGGATAATAAAACAGTTCGACATGCAATCATTACAGGAGAGTGCGGAGCACAGGGGCATTTTGCTAAGAACAGCAGAATGCAGCTTCCTAAGAAATGGCTTAATAAATTTGGCGGTTATGAGAATGAGAACGAGGGTACGCATTATGGAAAGCCTGAACAGGAGATTAAAGTATCAAAGGAATGTTGCTATTGGCTCAAGGAAAAACCTTGTGATGACTGGGCGAAGCAACACAACAGTGCACCGTATTTGGGGATGATGGCAAGTGAGGGTGGTCAGAGAGAAGAAGCATTGATTGAGCATGGCTGCAATTACTATGGCAAGACCGTGATCCGATCAGCACCGTTCGCAATCTTCATGCGGCAGGATATATTGACATTGGCGTTGGAGATGGATCAATGGTATCACGAACATTTGGATTTTTTTGAAAAGAAATTCCATGAACAGCCTTATGGAAGAAATAAAGATGGCAGCCTTAAGGAATATGTACCAGTAGATTCAATCATTCCGGTAATTTATGGAAAAATTCAGGAGAATGATCTGGGAATCCTGAGGACAACAGGAGCACAGCGAACAGGCTGCGAGATGTGTGGTTTCGGAATCCACTTGGAGAAACGTCCGCATCGGTTTGACAGGTTGAGGGAAAGAAATCCAAAAGCCTGGGAGTTTTGGATGTACCGCTGTTGCACAGATCCTAAGACTGGAGAGAAATATGGATGGGGCAGAGTCCTGGATTATATTGGCGTTGAGTGGGAAGATATTCCGCCGGTGCAGATGACAATCTTCGACTATCCGGAACTGCTGCCAGAGGAGAAATAGTCATGGATAAAATGCAATTAGACAGGGAACTCCTTGAAAAGTATGTATCTGATGGACTGACGCAGACGGAAATTGCAAACCGATTATATGTAAGCCAGCAGACCGTAAGCAGACACTTGAAACTGTATGGAATACAAGTCAGACCCGGAAAAAGGAGTGCCTGCAATATAGAACTGCTAAAGAAATACATACTTACAGGAATGATCGACGAAGATATAGCAAGAAGATTCGGTGTGAGTACTTCAACTGTAGGGAACTGGATCCGGAAGTATGATCTGAGAAACATAAAGAAAACAGCACCGAAAAAGCACTGTGGGACTTGTAAATACCGAGATCTCCGCAAGAGTGTCGGGGGATGTGATTATCTTTCACAGGTGGGGCATAGCAGAGGATGTCCGGTACTGGGGTGTAGCGTTTATGAAAAAGGAGAACCAATAGATAAGAGAAAGAAACGGGGAAAGAAGAAATGATTAATTTCACATTAGGCTTTTTGATCGGTGTCATAACCGGAGCTGCCGGGGTTGTGTGTTTTACCTGAAGGACGGGAAAGTTAAACAGATCACATATGGAACCGGACAGGAAGCAGAAGAGGCATTTAAGGAGATGATGAAAAGATGACATATAGGAATCATGAGGGTTATCCGGATCCGACTTCCGGACGGGCTATAAATGGAGTGCGATGGGAAGAATTGCAGCAGTTGAGAGAAAAAGGACATAACCTGAAGCGTGGGCAGCAGGTTATATTGTATGTAAAAAGTCAATCGGAAGAGTCGAGTGATCGTGGGCGTATAAAAAAGTCAGAAAAAGTCAGGAAGTCATATTGGATAGTAGAATTATACAGACACTGTGTGCTTTTGAAGGATGAGAAAGGATTTTGTACAGCTCCATCTTACATACAGTTGCAGTCATTAATGAGAGGTGGGGACTGATGGAAATTAAGGTCACAAGAGATCTGCTGGATCATTACCGGAAATTAAAGCAGGAAATACCGGTATTGGAACTGGAACTTCAGATGATGAAGAACACAGAAGCAGGTCTTGGAAATGATACCATATTTGATTATAAAACTGGTTATCCCAGACCACAGAGTATTGTCGGGTTTGATCAGCAGAAGTACGACCGCCGGAGGAAGACCCTGGAACGCAAGAAAGAGAAGGTCAGAGTTATAGATCAGTGGATCGATGATATCAAGGACGGGCAGACGAGGTGTGTGTTCCGAATGTTTTATAGGCAGGGAATGACCTGGAAGATAATTGCGAAGCAGATTGGCATGCCGCACAATGAAGATTATCCGAGGGTGTGTATTCGCGATGCTTATTTAAAGAAAATGAAAATCACATGACGTTTTTTCGGATTTTTCGGTAATTTCGTTGTATGATAAGAATGTAGCCAAAGGCTTAAAGGCCGGCGGCTCTTTTCTCCTCATTTCGTAAATAGAAATGTGAAAATATTCTACCCCAAGAATATAATTTTCAAAATGGACCTCGTAGAAATTACGGGGTTCTTTTTTGTGTAGTTTTCTGATATGGACATTTACGAACGAATGTTCTACAATACAAATACCCTGTAAGATATATATCAGAAACACTATTTGTTGAAAAATGTCAGATTGTGGAGTATGATTTAAGCAAATTATATTTTTATGGGGGTAAAAACGTATGGCAAAGAAAGTAAAAGTATCTGTTTATGGTATGAATATTTCAGAAAACGGTGTTGAAAGAGTGAACTTGAATAATATTTATCAAGAAAGAAGTCTTATTCAAATTTTTGATGAATATATACAGAATAATCTAAATAGATATGATAATGATCATAATAAAGAAAATTTGTTTGCTTTTTCACAGTGCGAAACAGAACAGATATTAGATGATCAAGGTAGAATTCAGGCAACTGTTCTTTCAGGAGTAGTGAAAACAGGAGAATATGGAATTAGTTCTGAATTGATTGATATAAATACGGGAGATGTTTATAATAAATCGATTGATCAGGCTGATATTATGCCGTTTGGTTTTTGCATTATTGTTCCAGCTGGATATGTGGATACATGTATAGTTGTAATGCAGAATTTGGGGCAATATAGTATAAAATTATCTCTGCAGAAAAAAATACAATCAATCATACGTGTAGTAAATAATGATTTATTTGTTTCTTTAGGACCGGTTATGCCTCGACAATATATTCAAAAATATTTGCGAGAGGGTATTTTACAAAAAATATCTATGATTCGTTATGAAATTCCAAGAGATGAAACAGAGAGATTAGGGGTAAATTATGGTGTAGAAAAAACGTATGAAGAAAGAATAATTCATAAACCCATTGGTTTCTTGGAAAGAAAAGCAAATGTTATTACAGAATGGATGAATGGGCAAAGAGCGGCGACAGATATTGTTCAGATTGATGGATACGACTATGATAATCTTAAATTTGTTTTTAAGTTGGGAAATATAGAAAAAACAATAAATTTGGATAATGTAGAGAAGATAGTTATAACAGAAGATATATCGGATAGAGTTGCTATAATAGATGGCCTTCCAACATTTGACACATTAAAACCAGTTATGATTGAAATTGGTAGAGGGTATTTACAGGGAATAGGAATGGCACATTTGTAGAGGTGAAAATATGAAAGAGTTTATAAACTTCTGGCAAAGACCGGATGTTATAGTGTGCAGTGTAATTCTCATTTTATTGTTAATAGGACGCTTTTGGGGAAAAATGAAATATACATCTATAAAGGATATTATTAAGAATTATATATCCTGTTTTTATGATGAAAATAAAAAAATATTAATTTTTCCAGTAGTATATTATTTTGGAATCCCTTTATTTATAAGTATTGTGGCAGCATTAAAACATGAAATAGATGGTGATATAATAAATACTGTTACGGTGATAGTATCTATTTTGACAACATTATTATTTAATCTTTTGATGCTAATAATTGAAATGAAGTCAAAAATTCAAAAAGATCCACAGTATTATAGTATGCATGCATATTTGTCTAAGAAAGCATTGATTCAAGCATATTATTCAGTTATGTTTGCAATATTGATTAGTGTTGGCATTTTGATACTTTGTCTTTTTAATGCTTTTGTAAAATTATATGGTTTAGTTCAAAGTGTATGTCTTTATTATCTTCTTTTCTTGTTATTAATAAATTTGTTTATGATTTTAAAAAAAATATATAAAGTTATTGATACAGATATGAATGTATAGTGTGTTGAGAGATACAAAATGTAATTAAGAGATGCACCCTTCGGGGTGCTTTTCTAATGCCAATTTTCATACAGCGTGCACAGCACCAGCGTAGTCTCTTACGTAAGACCGCCTTTCTGACGGTGGCAATCGGCTGTCGTTTTATGGTGCTGGCAGGACTGTATTTCATAATATCCAAAACCGACGAATGAGAGGTGGTGAGGCTTGGCAAGAGCACCAGATCAGAGAGTAGAGCAGGCCAAGGCATTATATGATAAAGGTCTGAAATTAATAGATATTGCCAACCAGTTAGGAATCCCTGAGGGAACCGTCCGGAGCTGGAAGAACAGATACAATTGGGATTGCAACGTTGCAAAAGAAAAACGCAACGTTGCGAAAACCAAAAAGAATAAAAAACAGAATCAGGAAGAGCCGTCTGTAGATGAGGTCAGTTCTATTATAGAGAATCCAGAACTGACTGATAAACAGCGGCTCTTTTGCATTCACTATATCCGAAGCTTCAATGCAACAAAAGCATACCAGAAAGCATATGGATGCAGCTATGAAAATGCGATGCAGAATGGCAGCAGGATGCTGAGAAATGACAAGGTAAAAGAAGAAATCCTTCGCCTGAAGCAGGAACGTCTTAACAGAGAATTCTTATCCGAAGCAGATATCTTCCAGAAGTACATGGATATAGCCTTTGCAGACATCACTGATTACATGACATTCGGTACGGAAGAGGTACCGGTCATGGCAATGTATGGACCTGTGAAGATAAAGGATCCTGAGACCGGCGAAGAGAAGCAGCTTACAAAAATTGTGAATACAGTCCGGTTCAAGGATTCTTCTGAGGTGGATGGTACTATCCTGTCAGAAGTGAAACAGGGAAAAGACGGCGCCAGTATTAAGTTGTCTGACCGGATGAAAGCCCTGCAGTGGCTGTCAGATCACATGAATATGGCAACGGAAGAACAGAAAGCAAAGATCGCACAGATAAAGGCACAGACTGAACGCCTGGCACAAGCCCCGATCGACGGCGAAGAGGATGGAGTTGAGATTATAAACGATGCGGACGAAAAAGCAGGTCAGAATATCCGAGATAGTAATACCGAAGTACCTTCCGGTATTTAATAACAAAACATATAAGCACATCATCCTCACATCTGGTCGTGCCGGTACAAAGTCCAGCTTTGCTGCTATACGGACTGATTACCAGATCGTAGCAGACGCACATGGATCAGCAGTAGTTCTCCGAAAACATCATAACAAGTTACGAAAAACGGTCTACAAAGAAATGCTTCGAGGCATCAACCGTCTTCAGATTCCCAAGAACAGATTTTACATCACCAAAAGTCCGATGGAGATCACATACAAGAAGTACAATACCACAATTTACTTTTCTGGATCGGATGGCATCGATGATACAAAAGGTATCATTGATGAGGATAAACCGATTAAGCTGGTTATTCTGGATGAGCTGACAGAGTTCTTCGATGATGGAGAAGGAGAAGATGAGCTTGCGAACATAGAGGCAACGTTCGTCAGAGGAAATAAAGCAGGATTCCAGATGATCTATCTGTACAATCCACCGAAGAATCCCAATGCACCTGTAAATCTCTGGTGCAAAAAGATGGAGAAGCGTCCGGATTGTATCCATATCCACACAGATTACAGGGATGTACCGGTGGACTGGCTTGGTCAGGATTTGATTAATTCCGCAGAAGCTATGAAAGCAGTAGATCCGAAGATGTACCGATGGACATGGCTTGGAGAACCGGTCGGAGTAGATGAACTGATTTACTATATGTTTTCTGATCGGCATCGCCAGAAGCCAGAGGAAGGCAGATCATATGAAAGAGCTTATATCGGAGGAGACTACGGGCAGCAGAATGCGACAACTTATCAGGCATTTGGGCTTGATACATACAGGCAGAAGTTTCCCGGGCTCGGAGAGTATTATCACAGTGGCCGGGAATCCGGAACTCAAAGAAGTCCGTCAGAATATGCACAGGATCTGATAGAATTCATGGATGATCTTTATGAAGAGTTCTACATCAAGGCGTTTTATATTTGCCTGGATCCATCAGCCAAAGGTCTCCAGGAAGAAATCAGACGAGCCACCAGGACAGGCCTGGAATATCAGGTATATATCAGAGATGCGGATAACGACGTTGCACTTGGAATCAGCCGGGTACAGAAAGCATTTGTCTTCGACATACTGAGTATTTCACCAAAACAGGAGAATCTGGTAAGGGAACTGGGAATCTATGAATATGACAAGAAATCCATAGAGAAAGGCAAAGAAGTGCCAGTGAAAGAAAACGATCATTGTTGCGACGGGCTACGCTACGCCTGTATGTCGGCATGGACCTATATAAAACGATGGCTGCCGGCAGAGACAGAAGAACAGGAATATATAGTAGATATTGCGAGAAGGGAGGTTGAGGAAGATGGATATATTTAGCTATTTCCAGAGAAAGGGGATTGATACCGTAGATAAATCCTTTTATCGCATGATAGCTTTGTGGGAGAGCTGGTATAAAGGCAGGGTTAGAAACTTTACTTTCTATAAGATTTATTCCGGGCAGGGAACATCAATCAGACGGCAGAGAAAAAGTCTTGGAATGGCAAAGAAACTGTCAGAGGACATCGCAGATCTTCTGCTGAATGAGCGTGTTCAGATTACCCTTTCTGATGAGAGTACCGGTGATTTTGTGGAGAATGTACTGAAAGAGAACAGATTTTATGTCCTTGGAAATGACTATCAGGAAAGAAAAGCGTATTCCGGAACAGTGGCATACATTCCGTATATCAAGGATGCAGAGGTTACAGAAGATGGAAGTTTTCAATCAGGAAAGATAGGAATTGACTATGTGAGCGCATCGAACATTTTTCCGATAAGCTGGAGCAACGGAAGAGTGACAGAATGTGCTTTTACTTTTCCCAAAACTGTAGCAAGAAAGAAATATGTTCAGGTACAGTTCCACAGGATGGAACAGACAGTGAATGGATCACAATATGTTATCGAGAATACCGTTTTGGAATGCCAGAGCGGCAGCAGGGAAGGAACAGAACTGGCGGAGGAAGAATGGAAAAAACTGTCTCCTTTCCGGTTCCTTGCCAAAAGGATAGAGACAGGATCCCCAGAACCACAGTTTGTAATTGACCGTCTGAATATTGTGAACAATGCAGATACGGATGAAAGCAACCCAATGGGTGTTGCAATTTATGCAAATGCCATCGATGTCCTGAAAAGCCTGGATATAAAGTATGATTCCTACTCCAATGAGTTTGAACTGGGAAGAAAGCGTATCTTTGTGGCTCCGGAAATGATGAAGAATGTAAATGGTTCTATCGCGTTTGATCCGGAAGATGTGACTTTTTACATGATGCCGGATGAGTACGATAAATCTCAGGAAGGACTGATCAAAGAAGTGAACATGGACCTTCGATCAGAACAGCACTCAGGAGCGATTAATGATGATCTGAATTATCTTTCCTTGAAGTGCGGCTTCGGAACGGAAAGATACAAGTTTGACTGTTCTGGTGTAAAGACTGCTACTGAGGTTATATCAGAAAACTCGGATATGTACCGGATGATCAAGAAACATGAGGTTATTCTGGAAGATGTTCTGAAGGAACTGGTGCAGATCATTATCCGCCTTGGAATTGTTCTGGGAAATCCGCTAAATTCAGAGTCAGAAGTAACGATAGACTTTGATGATTCCATTATTGAGGATAAGGAAGCAGAAAGGCAGTCGGACCGTCAGGATGTCAGTATGGGAGCAATGGGATTGTACGAATACAGGATGAAGTATTACGGGGAAACCGAAGAACAGGCAAAGGCAGCAGTACAGCAGCCGGAAGATAATACGGTGATCGAATGACGCAGGGAGAAATCGAACGGCTGACTGTAAAGACAGAGAATATCTTTTCTGAACTGGAAGTCCGTATCATGTCAGATATTGTCCGCAGGATAAAAGAAAATGGCGTATCCACAGCATCGGCAGACTGGCAGATCAGCAGACTGCAGCAGCTGGGAATGTCAGAGAAGCAGATCTGCACATGGATTCAGAAAGCCCTGGAAGCGTCAGATAAGGAAATGAACCGCATATTCTCTGATGAAGCATACAGAGAGTATTACGGTCACGCACGGGCGTATAAACTGGCAGATCTACAGCAGATCCCTTTCGAACAGAATACATTCCTTCAGCAGTTGCTTGAAGTAACAAAACAGCGGCTGAAAAGTGAATACCGGAATATTGCCGGTTCCATGGGATTTGCAATCCGGGATCCTGCAACCGGGAAGATACGATCGGCTCCATTGATGGAGTATTACAGATCTACGTTGGACAATGCGGTGATGGATATTCATTCCGGGGCTTTTGACTACAATACAGTCCTGAGACGGACAATCAATCAGATGACTGCATCCGGGATCCGGTACATAGAATATGATTTCGGTCATCGGGACAGGGTGAATGTGGCAGTCAGAAGGGCTGTACTGACAGGTTTCCGGCAGGTGCAGGGAAAGATCAATGAGCAGGTGGCAGCAGACCTTAATACAGATCAGTATGAGGTAAGCTATCATGTAGGCGCACGTCCGACACACCAGCCTTGGCAGGGAAAGGTCTGGAGTATGCAGCAGTTAAAAGAGGTATGTGGTTTGGGTGAGGTAACAGGACTGAAAGGAATAAACTGTTATCATGATTTCAAACCATTCCCCCCAGGATCTGTAAGGACTTATACGGACAAACAGCTCACTCAAATGATCAAAGAGGAAAATACCCCAAGAGAATACAATGGAAAGCAGTATACCACTTACGAAGCTCTGCAACAGCAGAGAAAGATGGAACGGGGAATGCGGGCACAGCGTCAAAGAATCAAACTTCTTCAGGAAGGCGGCGCGGATCCGGACGATATCATTCTTGCAAAAGCAAAATATCAGGGACAGATGCAGACCTATAAAGACTTTTCCGAGAAGATGAAGCTTCCGGAGCAGAAAGCTAGGATCATGCAGGATGGACTGCGGGGACATTTCATGCCGACAAAAGCAGAACAGAAAGTCCTTGAAGAATCTGTGATAAATGATAAAATAAAAGCAGAATTATCGGAGGCAAAGATAAAGGGTATACCTAAAATAAACCCAGAGAAAATAGATGTTTCGGAATTTACATTTGATCATAGCCATATTAATGCGGAAAGAGAACATGGAGTTACCAGATCAGAAGCAGAACAATTTATTAAAGAATCTGATATTTCATTGACACGGTGGAATGGACGCTTTGTTAACTATTATGGCCCAAATGGAGCCACATATGTAGATACGGAAAATAATAATATCCGAACAGCTTTTAAGAAAGAACAGTTTGATACACCAACACTAAAGATTAGGGAGGTGGCAGAAAAATATGGCATCAAAAAAGATTAACTGTCCTTTAATGGAAACAGAAATTGATGATGGAATATGCTTTGACATTCACATGAATGTTGAAGGCCTGGCACCAGACTGGACGATTCCGGATAAGGTGCTGAAGAAGCATGATTATAAGCAGATATGCTTAAACTGCTCAAATCATAGAGAGGATTGAATAAAATGACTGTAAGAGAATCACGAGACAGAATTGAAAACTCCTTTCTTTGCGGGAAAAGCTCTGGAGGATATTGTTGATCAGCTTGAAAATGTGGAGGGTATGTAAAATTATGAATCCATACGAAATGAATGAAGTGATAAAGCGGCTAAGAAATGGAGAAAAAGTACTTTGCCACCATTGTAAAAGAGGATATTTTGAGACAAAAGGAGATTGCAAGACATCACCGGGATTTCAGTGTAATTACTGCAAGGCAAGAATAAATATTAATTAATACCACCGTCAGAAATGGCAGGTGGTATTTTTACACTCATTTTTAATCAGTTGCGCCGGCGCAACAGGGAGGTAATGATGATACAGGTAAGAATTTCATCCAGAGGAATTCAAATGAACGGTCACGCAGACAGATCAGTAAATGGACAGGATATCGTATGTTCTGCCATTTCAGCACTGACCTGTAATCTGCTCAATTCTCTGGAAGAACTGACAGATAACAGAATCAGAGCAGAGACAGCTTCAGGAAAGACAATAATCGAGTGGGAGCAGATGGATGATAAAGGTCAGATCCTGATAGATTCCTGGTTCCTTGGGCTTACTGCCATTAACCAGGAATACAACTGCATAGAGTTTATTTAACCGTCTGGGATTACAGGCGGTTTTATTATGCCCAAAACATGAAGGCGGTAAAAGCTGTGGGACCTGACAAGGTGATATGGAGGTAAAGATGAAAAACAAGTTTATGAATTTACACATTTTCGAAGAAGGCGGTAACGGTGGAGAAGGAAATACAGCCGGTCAGAATGGAAATAGTGGGAATGGTAACGGCAGCCAGAGTGGAAATGTCGGGTATACATTTGAACAGGCAGAAGAGATTGCCAATAACAGAGCAGAAAAAGCATCAAGAGCGGCACTTGCGAGTTTTTACAGGCAGCAGGGCTTAAGCGAAGAACAGATCACAACTGCTATTGCAGATTTTAAGGCAAAGCAGAAAGCCCAGCAGCCAGATGTGGACACAATCACAAGAGAACGCGATGCGGCACAGAAAGAGCTGCAGGAGCTGAAGAACGAAAAGATTCTTACAGGTAAAGGCGTAAAAGCAGATGATCTGGATTATGTAATGTTTAAAGTAAGTAAACTGGTTGATGATAAGACTGATTTTACGAAAGCAGCTGAAAAGTTCCTGAAAGAGAATCCGAAATATACAGGAGCTGGTACTTACAGGGTATCTACTTCTACCGGATCTGATAATCAGGATACCGGCGGAAGTGTAAACATGAACATTAATGATCGGATCCGTGCAGCCGCCAGAAGATGATGGAGGAAAATTCAGATATGAAAAACAAATACGTGATGAATTTACACATTTTTGAGAATGATGTGAATATTATTGACCGTACCGGTGCAGAATCCCTGATCCCGGTTCAGGAGTCTAATGAAATTATTCAGGGAATTATCACACAGTCGGCAGTGCTTCAGAGAGGACGCAAACTGCCAAATATGACTTCAAAACAGTATAAAATGCCAGTACTTGATATGCTTCCGATCGCATACTTCGTCAATGGCGATAGTGGTCAGAAAAAGACAACCAAGATGGCATGGGATAAGAAATTTATTATTGCAGAAGAGATCGCTGTTATCGTTCCAATTCCAGAAGCAGTTCTGGATGATTCGGAATATGATATCTGGGCAGAAACCAAGCCGAGGATCATTGAAGCATTCGGAAAGAAGATTGATGGAGCGATTCTGTTTGGTGACGATAAACCGGCATCATGGAGAGCTGACGTTGTGACTACTGCGAACACAGCTAAGTCTGTGGTTACGCTGGGAGCAGGAGATAACTTGTATGACAAGATCATGGGCGAGGAAGGTTCCATTGCACTGATTGAAAACAGCGGTTATTTTGTGAATGGCCACATGGCAGATATTTCTATGAGAGCTAAGCTGAGAGGCTTGAAGAATGCCAACGGTGATCCGCTGTTCAAGAGCGATATGCAGAGCGGTACCACGTATTCACTGGATGGAAGTCCAATGAATTTCCCGAACAATGGCTCCTTTGATAAAAGTAAGGCACTTATGATTTCCGGTGACTTTTCTCATCTTGTTTATTCTATTCGTCAGGATATCACCTTTAAACTGTTTACGGAAGGGGTTGTTCAGAACACAGACGGCTCTATTGCATATAACCTGATGCAGAATGATATGGTGGCTCTTAGAGCTGTTATGAGACTTGGATGGGAAATCCCGAATCCGATCAACAGTATTCAGAAAGATAAAACAAAGAGATGTCCGTTCGCTGTCCTGAAAGCAGGAGAGTGACAAAAGAGGTGAAACCTGATGTATGTGAATTACGGATATTACGAATCAAAATATCTTCTGGGCAGGGAACCAACTGTCCCGGAAGATGATTTCTTGTTCTGGGAAAAGCAGACAGAGAGGGTACTGAATCAGTACACATTCGGCCGCCTGAACGCCGATACAGGGCTTTTGAGTGATGAGGTGAAAGATTGTGCATGTGAACTCACAGAACTTTTATATCAGGCAGATAAGAGTACACAGCAGGTCATAGCACAGGGTGGTGTACTGCAGTCATATTCTAATGATGGAGAATCCGGAACCTTTGATCTGTCACAGTCTACTTTTACAGAAGGAGGCAAGGCAAAGAAGATCAGCGAAATCATTCATCGGTATCTCGGGAATACAGGCCTTTTGTATCGGGGAGTGTGACCATGAATCAGAATTACATCCACACGATTACTTTATACAACCGGATCCAGGCAACAGACAGCGAAGACAAAAGGGAGCACTGGCAAAGAACCGTGCTCCATAACTGCTTCTGGAAATCTGAGGTAAAGACCAGTTTTAGCGGAACACAGGCAAGTGTACAGAATACTTATGTTGCCAGGATCCCGGATGACGAAAGGTATCTTCCATATGCAGAATATGCAAAAAAACCGGAAGGGCATTTTACCATGTCACAGGGAGATATCGTGATTTACGGTGAATGCACAGAAGAGATCACAGGAGTTTCCGGACAGACTGCCGCTCAGATTTTGAACCGTTATAAGCCGAACGCTTTTAAAGTGACTGCATCTGCAGATAATACGAAGTTTCCTGTTGCGAAGCATTACCGCCTGGGAGGATAAGGCATGAAGGTAAAATTTGACTGGAAGAAATCCCCCCGGGAGATTGCAAAAGAAAAGGTTGACGGGCGGGATAATATGTTGTTTCTGGCGAATCAGGCAGCAGAATTCATGGATCCGTACGTGCCGGCAGATAATCTGGTACTTGCACAGAATATATCCATTACTGCAGATGATGACTGTGGACATATTACGTATAATAGCCCATATGCCCATTACCAGTGGGAAGGTGAACTGTATGGACCAAACTATCCTATCATGGATGGAGGAGAAATTGTTGGTTTCTATTCCCCGCCACACAAGACTCCGACTGGAAAAAAACTGCAGTACAGTGATTTCCGGCATCCTCTGGCAACAGATCACTGGGACAAGGCAATGATGACTGCGAGAAAAGGTGATCTTGCAAGAGCCTATGAGAATCATCTGAAAGGAAAAACGCAATGACAAAACATGAGGCAGTAAAAGCGTACTTTGAACCAAAAGTGGAAGAACTGGCAGGGACTCTGCTGAATTTCAACTTTTCTCCGGAAGCACCGGACAGCATCTCTCTGATCACAAATTATTCTGACAAAGTCAGAAAGAAGTACATCACCGGGGATGTACAGAAAGAATATGGATTTTCTATTATCATCGTAAAACCGTATTCATCCGAGCAGGATGATCTCAATCTGGAAGCCATGAATTTTGCACAGGCATTCATGGACTGGATGGATGAACAGAATGAAAAGAAAGAATATCCGGATATGGGAGGAAACTGTACGGTGGAAAAAATGGAAAATCTTCAGAACATGCCGAACCTGTCAGGGGTAAATTATGAACAGGGGCTGGCACGTTATATGATACAGGCAAGGGTTATCTACACAGAAAGGAAGACGAAAGCATGAAATTAGAAAGAGAAGCGTTACGTCACTATTTGGATTATAGCTTCAAGGGAGAAGCAAAAACAGCAACATGGGAAGTCCTGGGGGATGACATCGAGGAGATGTCCATGGAACTGAATCCGGATACTGAACAGAAAAGAAATATTCTTGGTAAGTCCAAGGTGAATGACAAGGGATATGATCCATCAATGAGTGCGGATCCATACTATGCAGATCCATCAAAGAAGATTTATCCGAAGCTCAGGGAGATCGCAATGAAACGACTGAAGGGTGATAAATGCAAGACCTTGATGCTGGAGGTTATCGTGGAAGATACAAGTGCTGCCAAACATCTTGCATATGTTCAGGAGGTCATGGTAAAACCACAGTCTTATGGTGGAGGTACAGAAGGAGTGAATTTCCCGTTCAATGTACTGGAAGACGGGACAAGAATCGAAGGATATGTTACTTCTGAATCGCTGAAAACAGATGCTCCGGTATTTACAGAAGGTTCTATTGATTCAGTGTAAGAAGCAAAAGATTATAGGGATGCCAGATATGGCATCCCGTGTTTTTTATAGCAAAATGCAAGGAGGAATAGAATGGCTTTATTAGAAGAAAAAACAAATGAGATCATCATCGAGGATGGTAGTAAAACTTATGAGATTAAGAACCGGCAGGGAAAGAAACTGGCAGAGTTCTGTTTCCGCCCGGCAGATACCAACATCCTTGCCAGATATGAGGATGTTAGAAAATTCTTCAATGAATTCAAGATCCAGGATGAGGATGATATCACAGAATGCCAGCAGAAAGTGATTGAACATCTGGATTATCTGACAGACGCAGACACAGGGAATACTTTTTTTAGCATCATGGGACCGTTTTCACCGATGCCGGATGGATCATTGTTCTGCGAAACGTGTCTGGATACGGTATGCAGCGTCATCAGTAAAGAATTTGATGTACGTCTGGAGAAAGCAAAAAGTCGCGTAAACAAATACACAGCGAAGTACCATTCTTCTGGAAGAAGATACACGAAAAAGAAACGCCGTCATGGATGATCAGTGGAGACTTCCTGAGACTATTGAGTTAGGCGGCGAAGAATATGACATCCGGACAGATTTCAGGGTGATTCTGGATATTTTAAAGGCAATGGCAGATCCGGAACTGTCAGATCAGGAAAAGTCGCAGGTGATGCTTGAAATCCTGTACTGGGATTCGGAAGAAATTCCAATTGAATATTTAAATGAGGCCCTTGAAAAAGGGAAAGAATTCATTGACTGCGGAATTACCGGCGAAGGTAAAAGCAAAGTTCAGTTAATGGATTGGGAGCAGGATTCACCCATCATTGCACCTGCAGTCAATAAAAATATCGGAAAAGACATCCGTTCTCTGGAATACATGCACTGGTGGACGTTTCTTGGGGCTTATATGGAGATTGCGGACGGGCTGTTCAGCCAGGTACTCTATATTCGCCAGAAGAAAGCCAAAGGAAAGAAACTGGAAAAATGGGAGATGGAATTCTACCGAAACAATAAGAAATTGATTGATCTGAAACAGACAGTGAAAAAACGGTCAGCTGAGGAAGAGGCAGCTCTGAATGAGTTGTTTGGAATCAAGAAGTAGTGAGGTGGTTGCGTGGCAGATGGAACATTAACAATTGATACAGCAGTAAATGAAAAAGGCATCGAAGTTGGAGTAAAGGACATCGAAGCTTCCATGAAGCGCATGGCATCCACCGCAGACGAGGCAGGAAACAAAACAAGAAGTGCAGTCCAAAAACAGATGGATGCGATATCTGAATTGAATGATGCCATTAAAGAAACCAGTAAAACGGCATCAAAGGCAGAAAAACAGGAATTTACGATAACCAGAGCACCTGAAGTAAATTACGATTATGACGGACCTCTCCATGGACCTGTAACGGTAAGTCCTGAGAGTCTGGGATATTCCAAAGAAGCTATGGAAGCAATAGAAGCGATAAGCCAAAAAGCTGAAGTTTCAGAAGAACATATAGCAGATCTTAATGCAGAACTGCAGAAGCTCAAGGAAAGGCAGAAAGAACTGGCAAAGGCAGGAGTAGGTCTTGGTTATGAAGAATTTGACCGGAACACAGCAAGGATTGCAGAAATCAATGACGAGCTGAAAAATTATAAAAAAGAGATCACAGGTGCCGAAGAAAAAAACTGGTTAAAGGAACTGGGCGAGAATGCTGAGATTTCCGAAGAACATATTGTAGAACTCAATGCAGAACTTCAGAAATTGAAGGAAAGACAGGGAGAACTGGGAAAAGCCGGTATTGGACTTGGCTATGAAGAGTTTGATCACAATGCTGCAAGGATTGCAGAGATTAACGCTGAGTTGAAGGAATATCAGAGAGAAGTATCCAATGCAGAAGCAAAGTCTGGTCCTTTAGCATCTATGTGCGAAAAACTTGATAGAATGTCCAGCAGGCTTGCACAGAAAGGCATGAAACAGCTCAAATCCAGTATGAAGAGCCTAATCCGCACCGTGGAGAAACTGAGCATGAAGCTTCTGAAACTGTCAGCAAGTTCCATTGCAGGCGGTATCCGGAAGATATCCTCAGGTATCTTCAGCATCCACAAGTCGGCCAACAAGAGCACCTCGTCGCTTGGTACGATGACCAAGGCGATACGGACGTTGCTGAAATACAGCATCGGTATCCGCAGTCTGTATGTTCTGATGAACAAGCTGCGGAGTGCAGTGGTCGATGGATTTAAAAATCTCGCGCAGTACAGTGGTACAACTAACAATAGCATTTCTATGTTGATGTCGGCTCTTACACAGCTGAAAAATGCCCTTGCGACTGCATTCAATCCAATTCTGACAGCAGTAGCACCGGCACTGACGAAATTTATCAACCTGCTTTCTCAGGCATTTACCTATATTGGAATGTTTTTCGGAGCTCTGACCGGACAGAAGACCTTTACGAAGGCGGTGGATGTTCAGCAGGATTATGCAGCAAGCCTTGACAAGACGGCGGACAGTGCCAAGAAAGCGGCGAAAGCTCTGGAAGGGTATCTGAGTCCGATTGATGAGATCAATAATTATGATGATGGCAGCGACAGCTCTTCGTCAGATGGAACCGGCGGCGGTTATACAGGTCCGACTCCGGATCAGATGTTTGAAGAGGTTCCGATCAAGAATTCCATCAAGGGCATCGCCGACAAGATCCGCAAGCTGATCAAACAGGAAGACTGGGAGGGACTTGGAAAGTACTTAGCCCAGTGCATCAACAAGGGACTGAAATATGTCTATGATGCGATCAGCTGGAAAAACGTCGGTCCGAAGGTCACAGAGTTCTGTGATGCATTCACCAGGACCTTCAACAGCCTGGTCGATAACATCGATTGGGATATTCTGGGACGTACTGTCGGAGCAGGGATCACAACGCTGATACGGACGTTCAACCGTCTTACCGATCCAGCCACAGGCATCAATTTCGAGAGGATTGGAAGCGGCATCTCGCAGGGACTGCGGGGAATGATCGATGAGATCCCGTGGAGAGAGTTTGGAAATGCTCTTGGGAACAAATTTATGATCGCATGGCGGATGTTCGATGGCTTTGTACAGGACATGGCCAGAAAGAACAATGCAGGGATCACAGGCTGGCAGGAACTTGGCAATGCAGTAGCAGAAGCCCTGAATGGCATTTTTGACAAAGTAAACTTCTCAGATATAGCAGATTCCCTGACAACAGGAATCAATGGAGCATTTGAGAGCCTGGCGCAGTTTACAGAAGATTTTGACTGGGACGAAGTGGCGGAAAATATCGGTAACGGAATTGCCACTTTCATACAGGATTTTAAGTGGAAAGAGAATGGAGAAGCACTTGGAGATTTCCTTTCTCATTTATGCACGGCACTTACAGATGCCATCACACCAGACACTTTTTATGATCTGGGTAAAGGGATTGGGGATTTTCTTGGACAGTTACCATGGATCCAGATCCTTAAAACAGCAGGAAAAATGATAATTCTTGGAATCGCCGGAGCATTAGAAGGAATGTGGGAAAGTGAAGGCTTACCGGGGAAAATCGCAGCTGTGATAGCAGCAGCTTTTCTTGCAGTAGAGTTTAGCAAGACGGGCATCGCTTCTTTTGCAGGCAGTCTTGTCGCAAAATTGGGCGCGAAATTACTTGCTACAGAATCTGTTTCAGCCTTATCAGGAAGCATTTCAGGTCTTGTGAGCAGTGGTCTGAGCGGTGTAACAGGAGCACTTGGCAATCTTGTTTCTTCTGCTCTTCCGGCAGGGCTGATTGCCGTAGCAACAGCAGGAACTGTGACTCTGACAAAGAAGATCGCGGAACTGGTAGAAACAGCGCAGGGTGGAAATGGCATTCTTTCACAGACAGGAGGCTATTTTCACGATTATACAGGCGCAATGAGTGAGGCACATGCGATCACGCAGGACCAGGCAGAAGATCTCTGGAAATTGATAGAGGCAGATGAATCAGCCGG